CCAACATATTCAGTAGAGGTCTCCGGACGACTGGAATGACTCTCTAATGGAATAGAACGCAGGGTTTGTGCTTTTTCAGCGCCACCGGTTACAAATAATCTTCCTAAATCGTCACCGGTTTGACGATTATCAAGCTCGAACGCTCTTTCGGGTCGGTGTTTTTCCATTTTTCCAATGGAACCTAACTGTTTGATATGACTATTAGCAGGACCTTCGTATCCTAATAAGCTAACACCAGACGCACGAGGGTTACTATCTACACGCAATTCATCGACAGTTTTGGGTTTCCACGAATCACGACCCATCATACCTGAATTGTAACCATCAGCACCTTCAGTAGTATATCCAAGGCCTAAACCGGGTGCAACACGTTCTTCTTCAAATGGTTTTACATTGGCTTTTCTTAGACTGGGATTAATGCGAGATTGTACGAAGTCGCTTTGATTAGGCGTTCCATTTGCCCATTGAAGGTTTGTATCTGGTTCAAACAAAGGGGCTTGCTCTCGCTTGGTATTGTCTTGAGAACCAGTACCGGTGTAAGAATCCAATAAACTTTCGTAGGTATTGTCATCACGTCGTTGGTCGTTTAATTTGCTACCGAAGTATGGAGTCATGTTGTTATGTTCAAAATATTGGGTGTTTACTTTTTCACCAGTAAGGGAAAAAAATTCAGGGTCTTCACCTGGCGGAGCATTATTCTGAGAGTATCTACCTTTATCAAAAAACTTATCCGTATAAACACCTGCTTCATTATTAAACTTGTTCAATGAAGATAATTCGGCGGTAATTTCGGATTCGGGGAATTGAATATTGTTAGAGTCTGGGTAATTAACATCCGGAACATTCGTATTGGGTAGTTCTTGATTGTTTTGAAAATTTTCTCTTTCTTCCCTTGATTGTTTATTAATTAAATATAGTCCAGATAATGCAAATAAGGGTACTACAACTTCCATTTATAATAAATAAATATATATTTTGCTGATATATTTACTTATAGTTTTTGACAACCACCTCATCCGACGTAATTACTCGATGTCAATTTGTTTTGGCGTGGGTTTGTATTGTGTTCCGTGGCAACCTTGTTCATTTCCAGCAATACAAATGGATGGACCGGTCAAATAATAGTTTTGCATGCTTGACACAATAGGTATTTTGGGTTCAAAGTGGTCTTTTTCTAAAATGCGGGTTTGGATTTGATGTGGGAAAGAAGGTTCTAAATCGTGAACGGGGTTCAACAAAGGTTTTTCCCAACGGTTTTGTTCTAAACCTTTGTAAGACCACGCCGGATGACTACTTCTGGATTCTTCTACAAATGGATTTTCATTTTTATAGGTAGGTTGGTTGGATTGGGTAGCATGTAATTGGTGGTCATTTATTTTCGTGAGGTCATTGTTTAGCTTGCGGGTAAGTCCTCTTAAATCACTTTCAATAGCAGTAGTATTGGTCCGTAAATTAGAACCCCATTTTTGAAGGCGAATATGTGGGTCTTCCATAAAAGGTAAATTAATTCCTTGTCCGGGAGTATCTAATTGGTAACGTCCTGTATGAGTTGATTCTTCTAATTGTTTTTGAATACGGTAAGGATCATCATGGAATCGGGTAAATGACATTTTTGGTAACTTATATTATATACAGAAAAAAGGTTTTCAAAGAAACATAATAAACATTTTTAGCATGGTAGATGATATACGACCATATCAATAATCTATGAATAGGGACCCATACATGTATAACAGAGAACCGCGCATATGCTTAAATATGATTGTGAAGAATGAAGAGAAGATTATTTGTCGGCTATTGGAAAGTGTGTTACCACTGATTGACACTTATTGTATTTGTGATACAGGAAGTACGGATAATACCATACAAGTCATTCACGATTTTTGCAAGAAAAATGGCATTATGGATGGTGTTATAGAAGAACATCCGTTTCGTGATTTTGCTTACAGTCGTAATAAGGCATTGGATATGTGTAAAAGTAGGAATGATATAGATTATATATTACTGGTAGATGCGGATATGAAATTGGAGATTGAAATAAAAGATGTTTCTTATTGGAAATCACAACTAAAGAACGATGCATACTACATATTACAAGGGAATGATGGATTTTATTACAAAAACGTTCGCATGATTAAAAACCGCAACGAATTCTCATACTGGGGTGTAACACACGAGTATATGCAGTGTCCGGATGATACACAATATGGAAGTATTCAAAAAGACATCTTTTTTATTCACGATATAGGTGATGGTGGGTCCAAAGAAAACAAGTTCATGCGGGATATTCAGTTATTAAAGCAAGGGTTAATAGATAATCCGAACAATGACCGTTATACTTTTTATTTGGCGAATAGTTACTTAGATGTCGGACAGTATCAAGGGGCAATAGACACATATATGAAGCGAATTGAAATAGGTGGGTGGAAAGAAGAGGTATGGCAGTCTTATTATTCCATTGGAAAAGCATATGAAGCACTGGGAAAAATGGAACAGGCCATTCATTATTGGATGGAAGGATATCAATATTTTCCTGAACGTATTGAAAACTTATATCGAATTGTCAAACATTATCGTTTACAAGGAAAGAATAAGATTGCATATTGGTATTATAAGATAGCACAATATTCAAGAGACCATTATAACCATACAGACCATTTGTTTTTCGAAAAAGACGTATATGAGTACAAATTACATTATGAGTGGTGTATTATTAGTTATTATTTTAACCCGTTTAAAGAAGATATGAATGATTCATTCTTACAAGTATGGAACACACATTATGTCGATGATGGAACAAAGCAAAATAGTTTGGAAAATTACAAGTTTTATAGTAAAAAACTGTGTTCTTATAAACAAAATGATGAGTGGACGTCTTTGTGGGAAAACGCAGTAGAAATTGTAAAGTTATCGTTGGAAGCTGGTTTCAAAACATCAACCCCCAGCTTAGTAACATTTGGAGACCGCATTGGATTGGTTATACGATGTGTCAATTATTACATAGATGAAAATGGAAACTATCATAATCAAAAGCATATTACGAGTATAAATAAGTGGTTTGTCTGGGATAAAACTACCAAGAAGATAATACATCAAGAAATATTCGAAGGTATACCCGGGGAAGATAAATTATATATTGGGTTAGAAGACGTCAGACTATTATACAATGGAAACGGAGACCTTTTATACAGTGGAAACAAGGGGATAAGTTACCAAAACATAAAGGTAGAGATGGGGTGTATCCACGAAAATGGGCGGCATAAGTCAGGTGAAATAATAGACAAAGAAGAAAATATGATGGACGTGGAAAAAAATTGGGTCTCTTATATGGATAAGGCAAACGTTCTGAGAACGATATACAAGTTTGATAATATGGATGAAGGGATCGTTGAAAATGGAAAATATGTTTCTATGAGGACACAAGAGACCCCGTGGTTGTTCAAAAAGTTACGTGGGTCGTCACACGGAGTATGGATAAACAATGAAGTATGGTTTTTAACACACCTGGTATGCTATGAGTCTAAGCGGCATTATTACCATTGTTGGGTAGTTCTGAATGCAAATGGGGATTTGTATAAATATAGTGAGCCCTTTTGTTTCGAAGGAAAACATATCGAGTATTCAAATGGCGTGGTATATGACGAAAGCTCAAAAAAAATATACATTGGGTATAGTATAATGGACAATGAAACAAAATTTATAGCTATTCCTTATGACGAGCTGGAATCCCAGTTAACATTCAATGTTTTACATAAACCATAAGTCTTACGGTGCCAAGGAGACATTCCGTGTGTTTTTAATCCTTCTAAGTGGTGTTTAGTACCATACCCATAGTTGGTGTCCAATTTGTAACGTTCAATGAGCAAAGGGTATTTAGCACATTCTTCTAATACATATGCATCGCGACTGGTTTTTGCTAATATACCGGCGGATGCAATACCAATATACCTCCCATCACCCTTTTCAAAGGTATAATATTCAATGGGAACCAATGCATTACTTTCATTATCTATGTGGCAATAAGGTTGAAAGTAATTGCCATCAATTAATGCACATATATCACTAAACGAAACAGTGGGGTCGTGTATTTTAATGAAGTCAATTGCATTATGAAGGCATTGATGCATGCCTCGCATAACTGCTTTCAGTATATTTACTTGGTCGATGACTGTTTCATCCATTGAAACAACGTTCCAATACAATGCATTTTCTTTAATTACATTAGCAACATCATTTAGCTTTTTCTTGGAAGAGAATTTTTTACTATCTTTAATGTTTTCAGCGGGGAAATCTTCTTCTTTGCGTGGTAAAATAACACACGCAATGTGGACTTTACCAAATAGACAGCCGCGTCCAGCCTCATCAATACATATTTCGTATTTGGGATGGTCTGTAAAATGAAATCGTTGTAAGGTGGTCATTTTATACATAATAAATATATCATTGTGTAAATCAATTTTATTACAACTGGAGCGAAAAATGTATAACAATATGTTATATAGATGTTTGGATTCAAATTTCCCAAGTTCAAGATAACACCATTAACTATATTTATCATATTGCTGGTACTTTTAGTCATAATGATGTTCTTATGTTACAGAAAAAATACATTTGAAGGGTTTGGTACTGGAACCCCAGGTACTGCTACTGTAACAATGGATGCATATGATGGTGGTGTCACTGAATTATTAGAGTTAGGAACAAATATTTTTTATGACCCCAACAATGGAAACATAATTGAAGTTGTGAATGAAACGGAATATGCCGATACCGCAACAACTACAGACGATGAAACAACGTATACGTCTATTTACAAATACGATTCAAGCGGAGAATACAGTGGTGATAGTACTGTTTATACTGAAACTGATTTTCCTATTCCATCTGAATTGAAAATTATGACCCGTAGCGGAGCTATGTATACGGAAATGAGCACGACCACTGATGATACATATGAAGATGATGACGAAGGTACTGTATCATTTACCCGTGTAAATCCGGTAATTGAATCAAACCCAACTCTAATCCCAACCGTAGATGACGATACTTCATCGGAAGATTTAGATGATTCTTACACGAGCAAACTTTATACCACTGCACCAGATGATGAAGATACGGCAATCCAATATGTTATTTACGTAGCGTGGGAGCAAAACACTTACTTGACTGTTTTAGATAGTGATTATGAGGTTCAGAACACATTTACCTATATCGGAACTACTTTATATACAACTGATTCTGGAAACATTTCAAACTTATCCGATACTGATGGAACCTCGTTTACCACCTATGTAGCATTAGATAGTTCAAATGATAAGAGTTTGGTATCTGTGGATGAATATACAGATGTGCGGAAAGTATTACAATTGAGCGAATATGTATTTTTTGATTTCAAAACCGCAGATTTGATCGTTCAACAAAGTGATACGAACTTTGACATTTTACCTCGCAGTAGCACTGGTTTATTGGAATCCATTCCATCCGGAAGCGTAGAAGATATGACTATTTATGAATCAGCAAGTGTAGATGATGCTGGAACCACTCTTCCAATGGATTGTGTATTAGATTATCAAGGACAACAACTGGTATTCTATTTGGCACACGGAACCGCCAGCGTCATTACCTTATTGAGAAGGTCGAGCGCAACCGACTCTGACTTGACCCATAGTAAGACCTACTTGTTGGATATTGAAGGTATCAAGGGAAGCAGTCCAATTACCCTTACCCAGTTGATTAGTAATTCGGATACGACAACCACGACTACTGCGTCGCAAGTAGCAGAAAGGAACGATGCGGCAGATGCACAACGTGCAGAAGAGCGGGCAGAGGCCGCAAGAACCGCAGCAGAAGATACTCGCACATCTCAATTGTTAAGTGCTATCTTAGGTGCAAGAACCAGTATGTTAGCTTCGGGTGAAACAGGTGCAACTGGTGAAGAAACAAGTGAATACGGTTCCAATTACTTGTTGAAAACCCAAGTAGTGCCTCCAGTATGCCCTGCTTGTCCTGCTTGTCCGAAGGTTCCAAGCAAAATGCAATGTACGAACTGTGGTGGACAAGGTGGTTCAGGAACATTGGGAACCTCCGGACAGTCAATGGTTCAATCTGATAAACAACAGGGAAAAGGTGGTGACCCGAATATCATTAATAACGCAGTAAATACAACGGGTAATTTGGCGACAACTACCATTAAGACCGCAGATAATTTATTGCGTGATACCGCTTCAGGAACTGTCGGAATTGCGGGGGATATTGCATCGGGCACAGTAGATGTAGCAAGTGGAATAGGTGGTGGTATTATGAAACTATTAACACCAGAGCAACAAGCACAACAACAACAAATGAACGGTCAGCAAGCCCCATTAACCAGCGTTCAAAGACAACAATACCCACAAGGAACGCGCACACAATACAACGAACAGCAAACCAGAAAGCCAGTATCAACTGACTTTTCAAGAAATGGATTGTTACCAGAAAAACAAAATGCCGGATTTATGCCATTAACGGCTGATTTCAGTTCTTTTGGTAGATAATTTGCGTTCAGAACAACATAAATAAACCTTGTCTAATAATAAGTAACACTCAATATTTCTTTCGCATTCTTACATGGAAAATTATTCACACTATTTTGATAGAATAGAAGTTGCGACAAAAATAAAAAATTTATTATTAGATTTCGATGAAAAACAGAACAATATGGATTACAAGAAAGGAATATATATCTATGGAGGTCCGGGTAGTGGGAAAACAACATTTGCCACCCAACTATTAAAAGACTTGGGTTATGATGTCATACATTATGATGCGGGATATGTGCGTAACAAATCATTAATAGATACTATTACGTGTGATCGCATTGCTTCTCAGAACGTATTACAAATGATGGAACGAAAAAAGAAGCGGATTGTCATTGTCATGGACGAGATTGACGGAATGAATAACGGGGACAAAGGAGGAATAATGGCGTTGATAAAATTAATACGACAGAAAAAGACAAAGCGTCAGAAACTGGAAAATAAAACTATGAATCCGATTATCTGTATAGGTGGGTACAATACAGATAAGAAAATTCGCGAATTGATGAATGTATGTAATGTATTCGAGTTGCCAACCCCAACGCCGATTCAATTACACAAATTACTGGAACATAAATTACCGAATTACAGTATATTTGAACCAATTGTTATACAAAACGCGATTCAATATATTGATGGAGACTTGCGTAAATTGGACTTTGTAATGGATTACGCAATAAAGAAACCCGAAAAGATGAATAAATTAGAACGTTTATTTGAGAAGAAATCATATAATGAAGATGCAAAGAAAATAACCCATCATTTATTAAACCATTCTTGTTCGTTTGATACACATTCACTGATTATGAACGAAACGGAGCGTACAATTGTTTCATTATTATGGCATGAGAATGTAATTGATATGTTGGAAAGCAAGGAAAAAGAACAAGCATTGCCATTGTACTTGGAATTATTAGACAACGTTTGTTATGCGGATTACGTGGACCGAATAACATTTCAGAGTCAGATATGGCAGTTCAATGAGATGAGTTCATTAATGAAAACGTTTCATAACAATCAGATTTATCACGAAGCATTCCCTGAAAACAAGAATCAATATCAGCCAAACGAAGTCCGCTTTACGAAAGTATTAACAAAATATTCAACCGAATACAATAATATGCTATTTTTGTATAATTTATGTGAAACGTTGTCCGTGGATAAAAAGGATTTATTATGTATGTTTGAAGAGCTGCGCATGTTTAAGAATGTTCCCAACATATACAAGAACGACACGTTATTACAAATAGAAAAGTGGTTTGAAGATTATGAAATAAGCAAATTGGAAATAAGACGAATCTATCGGTATTTGGATAAAAATGAAAAGAAGGAAATAGTGGATGATACTATTTTGGATGATGCTATCGATGATAAAAGCGATTGATGCGTGTAAATGTATCCAGATATAATCAAACGTATATTATAATACAATACTATCTTAAATAGCATAGTATGGTAAGCGGTATAGAACATATATTTTATATTAATCTTGATAAACGCAGTGATCGTAAAGAGGAATTCATGCAAGAAATGGAAAAGATAGGTTGGATCGCTGAACGATTCTCAGGATTTTATTATGACCCTCCAAAAGGAATCGTAGGGTGTACAAAATCACATTTGGAAGTATTGAAACTGGCAAAACACCGTGGATATAAAAATGTGCTTATATGTGAAGATGATTTAGTGTGGTTAGAAAGTAAAGAAGTTGTAAAAGAAGAGTTAGATAAATTGTTCAAAAATGAAAATGAAATTGAGTTTGATGTTTGTTTTTTAGCATATAACAACCAAACAATCGACTGTGAATATTCCCCAAAGTATGACTTTTTAATAAAAACCTTGTATTGTACTACTGCAAGCTGTTATTTAGTAAACGACCACTACTATGACAAGCTAATTGAATTATATGAAGTGACTTTACCATTATTAGATTCAACTATGCAACATTGGATTTACGCAAACGACCAGGTGTGGAAAATATTGCAAGAAAGAGATAAATGGTTCTGTTTTTCAAAACGATTAGCAAAACAACGCGATGGTTTTAGTGATAACGCAAATAAAATAGTGTCGTATGACTGTTAATTAGATAAACTTGAAGGTTGTATATCATAATGAATTATTGGTTCATTATGATGGTATCAGATGCGGGACATCTTAGACTACCACAGGAATTGTTTTGCTTGTGGGACCACCATTGGTTGCTTGGATTGGCAGTGTAGATGAAACATTTGGAACGGTAGGGGGTGACTGTTGCTTAGAAACCTCCGACACATCCTTTTTGATTTCTTCTTTAATTAATTCAATATTCGCATTTTCGGGTGTAGAAACATTACTGGTGTTTGTTTCTAATGAGGTAACCCGCTGTTTCAATTCATTATTTTCCTTACGGATATCTTTAATGGTAGTCATTAATTCACCAACCTTTTCTTGGAGTAGTTTGGTAAAACGTTCCATTTGGTCTTTGTTTTGGATAAAGTCTTTAATTTGAGTTTGTTGGGTCTTTATGATTTCAACAACTTGAACGTTATTGAGTTGGATGTCTTGACCATCTTTTTGTAATATAATGGGTCCATTTTCCATTTGCTTTTTCTTGAGTTCTTCGATTTGTTGTGCCCGGTTAGCCTCAATTTCTTTGATCTGTTTTAATACATCAGGCTTCATTTCAGGTTTCCCAAAATCGTATTGGTTTAATAGATCATCAATATCTTCCATAAAAAATTGCTTGATAGGTCTTTCGCGTTTTTGACGAATAAAGTTATTAACGACCTTTCCTGATTCCTTGAAAAAACGAGGGTCCTGGTTTTGCTCAAACATTTTACGTTTATCAAACGTATTGTGTTCGTGTGAGAAAACTAAAATGGTTTTCATCGGATCTAATTGAACGAACGGAATTGTATAATCCTTTAAAAACGCCCTTTCTTCAGCAATTGCCGCGTGGTCTTCGTATTTTGTTTGTTCTAATAATTCCTTTTTGAAAGCAAATGTTCCTGCGGTGGCGTGATTGGGTCCATACGGACCACATTGTATCATTTTATCCATTCCTTTGAAATAAACATAAATTTCACTGGCCCCCGCACACAACGCCTGTGGGTTCTTAGTGAGGACATCCACCGCATGTTCAACACGTTCAGGTGGGTAATAGTCATCATCATCCATATACACAATAATATCCCCACGTGCGTGGCTGTGCATAATGTTACGCTTTTCTCCAAGTGGCATCTTTTTGGGATACTCAAAATAACGTAGTGTACGAATATCAGATGCTTGAAATAAATCTTTCACTTTATCATTTCCATCGTCAATAATAATCCATTCCATTCGTACTTGTGGGTATGTTTGGTTTTTATAGCACTGAATAATATTGTTAATAAAAGGACGTCTATTAAAGGTTGGCGTACATATACTCACCAATGGTAAATGGTCGTAGGTTTTTTTCTTCCCCATATAAATAATTATAGTAGGTAATTATTTATATGCTTTATACTTATTTATGCTTCTTTTGTTTGAGATATAATAACTTCACTAACCTTATCTTGCATATGTTTTTTGTAATTTTGGTCGTATGTTATTACAATGTTTGATTTTTGTTTGTCATAATCGCGTAAGAAGATATTGAATCCAGTTTCATCATAGAGTAGTTTTACCATAGCTAACACACCAACGATGGCAACTAAGGCAATCATCATCATGGTATCTTTAATACGGTTTGTTTTGATAGATGTAGAATATTCAATGATAGAAATAACAAATAATAAAATAAATGCAATAATGTGACTGTACTTATACGTGGCAAATGAAAAAGTTTGTAAATAATAAGAGATGGTCGCAAATAAGGATGGTTTTGGACATGTAGTCTCAAAACTGTTATAGGGTTCCTTAACCATATTATACTCAAATTCAATATGAGAAAGAATTTTTCTGTAGAATGCCAAGGGACCTTGAGGGTCCATTTTCAAAATAGGAGCAATGGAATAATAAAGAATAAAGCAAGACAATACCAAACAGAAAATGATGGGGGCAACTAAGAATACATACAATAATAACGCAATTTGTATTAAGAAAACAATAATCGGTCCACCGATAACGTGAATATTACTTAAATCAGTCCAGAATTTCATAGCATCTTCATCAGAGGCGGATGTTATACAAGATAAAAAGTAGGCAATAAACAACATAGTTTGAACGATTGATAAATAGGGGTCAGACGGGTCCATTTGGAGACTTTTGGATACGACCGTTGCCAGAAAACGTGGTACATAATAAACACCCACAATACATACTACCAACAAGAATACATACCACATGGATAAAGGTAAATAAGATTCAATGTAATTAGGTAATTTCGTGGAAACATACATTAATGTATCTGAACCTGCAAATGGGTAACGTAGGAACCAGTATAACAAACCGTAAAAACCCTTCAATGTTCCATCACTATCCTTGACTTTTCTTGCAAAAGAAGGTTCTCCGTTATAGAAATCTGGGGTTAATGTTTTGTTCAATTCTCTAATTTTCTGTTTTTCTTCTGCATTCGTATCTTCGTGAATAGGTGTGGGTAATCCAGCGGTGTCCTTAAAAAACATAATCAAAAACCAATTCAATACAACGAATAATCCAATAAGTACAGCAAAAAACCAATAGACGTATTTCTTAACAATGTGTGTATCTTTGACCTCTTGTTTATTTTTTTGGTTTGTGCTTGCCATTAAAGAAGCAAAATTATAAAAAAGGTCATCTATTGTTTCAGAAATTTTGTCAAACCCCGCTGACAATGCGTTCCCAATCATAGAACATCCATTATCTCCGCCTCCTTCATATATATTATCTGATTTACTGGTGTACATATCATCGCCTAATTTAGCGTTAGGGGTACTTTCGATTCCTTCGCGCAACGTATCTGTATTGGTGTCATCTTGTAAGAAGTCGTGTGTGATGGTTTCACTGTCACTGTCACTGTCACTGTCACTATCACTATCACTATCA